CATATAAAACCAATTTTGTCTTCTTATTATATAAATAGTCTTGAATTAATAAAATCTTCTTAATATTAGATTCAGTTTCATAAGCCTGAATTAAATAGTTAAAAACTTTATTTCTATTTAAATCCTCGTAATTCTTAAATAATAGTTTCCGTCTATAAATATCAGTTGAAACTAAATTATGAGTGTTTATTTCATTCCATTTCTTATTTATATAAGTATGAACTTTATCAAAAAATGGAACTTTTTCTCGTGTTTCTTTATCAATTCCACCATATAATAATTTAAATGTTTTCTGTTTTGATTCTTCATATGAACATTCATAGTGTTTAGATAAATGTTCGTGAACTGATTCTTCACCAAAATCATAATTAACCAAGTCAGCAATCAATCTCAAGTGATAAGCATCAAAGTCAAATTCAACTAAATAATCGTTTTCAGCTATGAATCCTTTCCTTTTCTCAGGTGGTAGAGCAGCAAAGTTAACACTTCCAAATGAATTACTTGGACGGCCTGTTGTTGTCCATAGATTGTAATTTGAATACAATTTACCATTCGATATATGTTTCTTTACTCTGATGTCAAATATATCACATATATCATCAGATACCTTGATACCATTCTTTTCAATAGATGTAAATGCTTTCACAACATCATTCATATAAGAATCATCTTTATCTACAAATATATTATCCATTGACTTTAAAATATCATTACAATACTCATTGTGTTTCGATAATGGTATGATTTCGTTAAGTTTTTTAACATTGTAAAACTTATTACTCAAGAAATCTATTGCATTATTCGTTATATGTTTTTCAAATGGTTTTGATGTCTCTTCCCAATAAGAATGATTAATATCAACAACATTGTCAAATTGATAAAAATGATTTAATTTTTTTTTATCTGGCGTGATAATTATGTGTTCATTCAACCATTTGAAATCTTCCAAAACCTTATCCGAATCAGGATGTTTTTGTATTATGAAGAATGATTTATCGTCTTTATGTTTAACCCATAGTGCTGATAATCCATTGTTTTCATGTAATGGATGTAAGAATGGTTCTTTAAATATAGGTATAACACAATAATACATACTACAATATATAACATATTTTTATAAAAAACAAGCTTTTTTTAATCATATAGGTCTGGAGTTCCTCCACCATCTGGACCTTCATCCTCCCACTCATAGTCACTCCATCTTGGATCTAATGCTTGATAATTAATATCACTTAATTTAGTTTTAGATGCAGGATTAGTTGGAAACACACCCCACCATTTACTTGGAGCTCCTGAATTAATTACAAGATAACATTTTTCATCAGGCCAATAAACACCACCAACATAAGTGGTTTTTCCACCATTTTGTCCCCAAGTAACCCTATAATTACCATATCCATTGTATCTATTATTTTCATCAGACCAATAATACAATGGATTCGCTATATAAACGGGTAAATCAGAAACTATTCTAAAACTAAACAATCTATCAAAATATGTGTATTTTTTATCATCTTCTTGTTGTAAATCTGTCATAAAGAATCTTAAAGAGTTAAAATCTCTATTTGTAATAACATCACTGGTTTTACCACTAACTGATGTACCATCACTATTCCATTTTAAAAGGTCAGCGCCTGTAATAGTTGGAGTTGTACCTGAACCCTTTACATAATCCCAATCCCAAGATCCACCACTATGTGGTTTGAGTGTTCCAGAGTCACTTCTTTGCCAATATGATTCACTCCTTTTTCCAAACAATGTTGAAAACGCAGTCGCTTCATTATCCCACATATACGCTCTTCTATCCTCTATATCCTCTGATAGTAATTCCCCACCTTTTAACATCATTGGGTCTAATACAACAGCAGGTGGGTCAGCTTTTTGCTTGTTTTCTGAAATTGATATTGATTTTACTAAAAAGTCAGCGTCATCACCACTTATGTTTGCTTCATTTAATAAATTTTTAAGATTTTCTTTTTCTTCATTATCTCCAGTAGCTGGAGCCTTAAACATATTTGAATCTTCATATCTATGTGGACTAACTCTAAATTGTGTCTCTAAAGTTGTATACCATCCACTAGAACCAACATCATGAGATACATTTATAACTTGAAAATAAACATACTCCATATATAATTCAGGTAAATAGTCAACTCTGAATGTATCACCTGGTTTTAATGAAGAAATCCCATAAATAGTTAATTCTAATTTCATTGGAAGAGGTATAGCTTTATAATGGTCTTCTGTTATGAACTCTCCAGTTATTTTATATTCATAATAATCATCAATATTTCCCGCTACAGTTTTTCCAGCTTCTCTTTCCCTCTTTCTTGCCAATTCCATTCTAGCTTCTCCATTGAAGTCAATGTCATCATTAAACACTCCACTTTGTTTTTTTGATTTTTCTTCAACGGATGGCGACCATTCTACATTTGGATTAACAACACCAATACCACTCCAATAAGATTGATTACCACTGTTTTTATCTTTAAATTGTGTTGTAATATCATTATAATATTTTAATTTTTGTTTTTGAGTAAATTGTTGAGATGCTTGATTTAAAGCATTGTAAGCTCCTAAATCAGGTAAATATCTAAATCCTACTTTTTTCAAATCAGCGTTATATTTATTACAAATTGTTTGTAAAGCTGAATGTGATTCTATAATTGATGATATTGGATCCATTTTAGCAGGTGTTCCAGTCATAGCTTGAATAGCATACATACTACCAATATCACCATCTGGCATTTCAAATGAAACACTATAATCAGTCACTATGGAATTTTTACTCATAACTTCAAATTTAAATATTTTATCAAATTCTTTTTTTCGTTCATCTTTAGTTCCGATAGCAACATTAGAAAAATTCATATCATTTATTTTTAAAATATTTTCTTCCCCTACTAATTTCCAATCCCATAATCCATAAGAATCTTCATTTACAGCATCTAATATTTCATTAACCACATCTCTAAAATTTTTGTTATTATCATTCGTGAAAGCATCCTTAACAATATCAACATTAATAAATATTTCTCTAATTGGAACTCTTTTTACCTCTTTATCATATTTAGTAACTAATCCATTCTGAGTAAAAACTCTTACTGGCCTTGTCTCTGTTGCTGCTGTATCCACATATACTTCTTTAACAAATTTATTAAAGCTTTCTTTGTTTTCATCTACTTTCTTTTTAAACTCAGCTTCATCACCATATTGTTTATAATTTTCTTTACCACCTAGTAAAAATTCTTGAACTCTCTCCGCATCTTTCATTCCAGATTTTTGTTTTCCACTAGCATCTCGTGGGTTACTATAACTTATATCCCAATTATATGGTATTAAAAAATTAGGAGCACTATCGGTTTGAGCTTGTTTGTATAAAAATCCCTTTTCAAATGCAGTAAAACCATCAGAGGAATCAAGTCTTACTGTGAATTTACCTTCTTTGTCTTCTGATACTGATTTCGCATCATCACCATGTCCAAAATATTTATTAAAAATTCTATCTTCCAATAAACCCCACTGTATATATGAGTCTTCAGCATCTTCGTCACCAACAACAAACAATCCACTTATCTGAGCCATAGCCGTTGGAACAAAAGATTTTGAACCAAATGATTTAAACTTTACAGAAGTTAAAAAATTGTCAAATGATAACGAATCATCTACGCTGGTGCCTGCATTAGTGATTTTTTCCACTCCACTTTGTAACCTAGCTTGGTCTTCTGAACTACCTAACTTATAAGCCTGTTCATAAAATATTAAATTATCTAAATCAAATGCAAATTTTTGATTAGTAGCCTCTACATTTTCACCTGTGTGTTTAGGGTATTGTATTAGAGCTGAGTTCTTAGAAGTTATAGTGAGACTACATTCAACACTTCCATTTTGTTGTATTTTTGAATCATAATCAGTAACAATTCCTACCAATGTTTCAACATCACCATTACATCGAGTTACAAATCCATCCTCATCAATAGAGTCTCTTTCTATCTGTCCATATAATTTATGTTCTACTTTTTCATCATTTGAATATTGATTATCTCTTGATTTTAAATTTAGTATTTCATGTGGATCATATAATTTTATTGGATTTCCAGATGAATCTTTTAAAGCATCCCAACCAAAGTCAACAAATACTTGAGCACCTGGTCTTAGAAAAAATTTACTAAATATTTTATCATAGTCATGAAAATTATGAACAACAAAATCAACAGTGGTTTTTTTAATACTACCCATTATTCCCTCTGTTTCGGAACTTACTTTTGTTATACCAGCTGCAGGTTTCATAAACTTATTGTTGTCACCTTCTACTCGATGTTCTGGTGGAAATACAGCTGAATAATTTGGATTTTGTTGAGAGTTGTTTGGATTCATTGAATTATCAAGTGTTGATAAATTATTTGTTCCAACTATGTAAATTGTTCTTTCTAATTCTTTGTATTTAATTTGTTGTATAAGAGAATTTAATCTTTCTAATTCATTATCTTCTTGTTTAGATTTGATTATACTATCAGCAATTGAAGAATTTGTAGAATCTTCTGTTTCTTTTTTTTCAAAATCTCGTTCATTTACTAATGATATACCTGTCCACATTCTAGCAAATGGTGTTCTTGATGATAAGTCAGCCTCCATATTAAAATTACTAGCAAGTAATTCATCATATTTATACCTACTTGCTCTGTCATCCTTATAATTAGAATCTATTTCTTCAAATGGTTTTTTATCACCGATAGCTGCAAGTTGTCTAGCTTCTAACTTCTTCTGAACATTTATTGGTATTGGAGAACCGAATATTCTTTTATTTATCATTTTTATAACCCTTTAGCAAATTCTGTATCAATAGGTATCCTTAAAGATGTTCCAGCTGGAATGTTATTTGTTTTTAAATTATTCACTCTAGCTATAAACCACCACAAGTTTGAATTACCATAAAATTCAAAAGCTAAATTATCACACCTATCACCCTCTTGTGCAATAAAATATTGGTCAGTATTTTTTTCAGGAACTTTAGAATAAATAGTAGTATTATAATAATTTTTATTATTTTTTGATGATATTTTAGTCGAGTTGTATCTAGCCATAATTTATTCTCCTATCCGAGCGAATCAGTTATACCATAAAATGAATACTCATCACCCTTTTCATTGTATAATCCTGGAACTTCACCATGTATAACTTTATAAGTCATTGTTGCAAAAATATGTTTTGGAACTCTAGCACCTTTTTCAGTTTCCCAAGTTGAACCCTCAGGAACTGAATAACTAATTGTTTCAATAAAACCTAATAATTCATTGTTCGTTGTTCCAAACATTTCACCTAATCTGAATTTTGTCAATGGTGGTTTCATCCTTGTTTTACTTACAGACTTTGTAACATTTTGATTAGCATCTTTAGTTGACAAATATCCTGATAATAAATTATCTTTTGCATATTCTGGATATGCAAGTGATGTTATTCTATTAAGTTTTTTCCATATTGCATCTAATTCTTTTCTTGTTTGAGCATAAAGTTTAAGTGTAAAGTTTATTGTTCTTGTTGCTTTTTCATATACATAGACACCCTCACTTCTTCCAAGATAATTTGTTTCACTCCAAGATGGTGATATGTCTTCGGTGATTCCCTCTAAATACGCTCTAAAAAATATATAACTATTATCTCTTAAATCTTTAAAATAAACAGGCATTCCTTCCTTAGATGAATCTATATCTGATGAAAAAGTTTGTTTAACTCCATCAATAGAGTTTACTTTTGCTTCTTTAAATGCATCGGTTGTTCCACCTCCAGTATTTAACTTATCACCTTTAATCATTGGCGCTAAAGTCATCTTATCACCAGTTGAAGTTGGTTCTACTTCTCCAGCATCTATACCTATTTTAGATGCGAAATTTTTAAGTTGGTCTCCTAAATTACCCGCACCAGCTGCACCATCAACATCATATGTAGCTCCTGTAAATGTGTTGTTTAATTTATCCTCTGATTTTGGAACATAACCTCGCATCACAGCTGATGTAGCATCATCAACTAAACTGTCTATAAGGTTATTGGATGAGTTACCATATTCACCTGGAAAACCAGATTTTGATAAAATATTTGGTAAACCTTGTCCAAGAACTCTACCTCCAACCGCGATAAGTGTTGATAAAGGATTGTAACCTTGATTAAATCTCTGTGGAACTCTAACTAACCCATCTCTATCTTTATTTATAACAACAGAAGTTGGAACTACTAATTGAGCATTTTTTGCTGCAATATTTAATAAACCTGAAGGGGATGTTAAATACTTTGCAACTCTTAATGTATCTGCTATTGGACGGGCTAATGGTATTAATCTACTTCCAGCATTTGTTAATCTTCCATTAACACCTAAATCATCTGTTCTTGGTAAGTTACTGACTATGTATGGTTCTTTTCCCATATCCTCTAAGAAGTCACCAACTCCTCCAATTAAATTACTATCAAAAAAGTTTAAATTATTTATTAATTTACCAACTCCACTTATTGCTGATGTTCTAAATGAACTTGAATCACTTTTTATATCTAAAGTTTGATTAACATTTGGATTTCCATAACTAAATGGTTGGAATGGATTTTGTCCTCTTGGTTTTGGTTTTGAAATATTTTTTGATTTATGATTTCTTTCATATAAATCAAACCAACCATGATTTATTAAAGAATCACCTAACCCCTTATTAAATTCACCACTTATAATTTCATTTAATGGTGAGTAAGTCTGAGGAAATGCTGGTTGTGAGTTTGTTGTTGTAGTTATGTTAACAACATTAGTTCTTGTTAATGAATCAAATATAGGAGACTGTGATGAAAAGTCTTGAGTTTCTTGAGTTAGAAACTCGTCAGCTCTATCAGCAACTTGGTCTTGAAATATACTTCTTAATTGTTCTAATCCCAATTCATTTCTCCTTACATCATCCCACCAAATGCTTTACCTGCAGCTTTACCTGTTTTCTTAGGTGCATCTATCATAGCTGTTATAAGTTGGTCTAATTTAGTGTTAGTAGCTGCTGATTGTTTTTCCAAACCAGAAGTATCTACTGTATTATTAACTACATTTGTTGCAGTATTTGTAGCTGCTTTAGCTCCTGCTATACCTGGTGCCATTAATATATCATCATCTTTTCTACCCACTAATGCATTTGGACTACCTGCAGGTGAAACCATTGGTCTATCAGTCACTCCAGCTGGAATTACTGCGTCTCCAACAAATGCCATAATTGTTCCAATAGCTGCTACCGCTGCACCAATACCAAGAGCTATACCAACAATTGGAATATCTTTAAAACTTTTCATCGCTGTTGAAAATGTATTCGCTATAGCAACAGCTAATGATAGTATTTTAAGAGTAACCATAAATCCAATAATTGCTGGTAAAATAACTTTTGTTTCTAATAAAAATCCCACAACTGAACCAAATGCACTAACTATACCAATTATAGCAGGTCCAAGTGATTCTGCTAACTCCATACCTAACACTTGAAAGTCTGCTAATATCTGAGCAGTGGATGTTATAGCTTCTTCTGGTATCATATTTTGTGAAGCCTTAGCAAACTCACCTGCTACTGTTTTTGCTTCTTTCTCTTTAGAAACCATTTTACTTAATTGTTCGACACTCATACCTGTAGCACTAGCTAATGCTTTTTTCTGTAATACATTCATTTTATCAAATTCAGCTTGACTACCAACTTGTTTTAAAATTTCTTGTTGGAATCCTTCAATATCATTATTTAATGCTAACTCTCTAGCTTTTTGTAAATTTACATTTCTACCCAACATAACTGAAGCTTCAACTTCAGCGTTTAATGACGATTGAAAATCTAACATTCCTTCCATTGAACTAGCAACATCTGATAACTCAATACCAAGTTTTCTAGCTTGAATTGCAGCTCTCATTAAACCCTTAGTTCCTGCTCCTGAAAACTTAGCAAATGTTTCAGTATTATCTGCTATATCTTTTAAAATAACATTTGGAGCAACACCATTAGCAACAGCTAAAGATTCAGCTGATTTTGACAGATTTAACGCTGCCTCTTCTGATAATCCACCAATCGTGGTTAATGCACCTAATAATTTTGTACTATCTGCAACTGCCAATCCAGTAGACACAGCTAAGTCACCAACCGAATCAGCTAAGTCTGTAGCAGCTTGGAAACTAATACCAAACTCCATACCTAATTGTTTTATTGTTGAAAGAGCTTCTTGACCCTCCATACCCAATTGAACAAATTCTTGTGACGCTCCAGCCAATTCATCTCTAAATTCAGTAACACCGATAGCTCCAAACTCACTAGCGATTGCTTCTTGTTGAGCGTTAAATTGTGTTAATAAAGCTACGGCTATTGTTAATGGATTAGTAACAAACCCACCAATCGCTGAACCTATATTACCAAACACCCCATCTAATCCATCAAAAGAGTCTGATAATTGACCACCAATTTCACCTGCAGCATCTGCTAAATCGTTAGCAGCTGCTTTCATATTATTAAATTCTTGAGAAGATTCTTGTAAACCTTTTGTAAATTCATCTTCACCTTTTTGTCTTTGAATTTGAAAACTTCTGAAAATTTTCATAGTTTTGTTTTGTGTGGTTGCGTATTTAACACCAAGTTGTGCGGATTTTGATTGTTGTTTTGCTAATTTTACATTTTCTTTTGAGTATTTTTCACTATTAGCTAGTTCATTGGCCATATCCCTTGAAGATTTAGCAACTTGTGCCATTGGTCCTGATAATTTGGACATATCAATACCACCCATAATCTTACTGATTTGAGCTGCTACATTCTTTACTTCTTTTGCACCAGCTACAGTATCTTGTCCGAATAATTTTTCTCTAGCCATTTAACATCTCTTTAAAGTTTTCCTTTAGCGTAATCATCCATAACATTTTTTACAGTTAATTTCTTCATTCTTTTTTTAGGTGGTTTGCCCTCTGCTTTTCTAACTTTATTTATAGCAGAATGCATTTTACTAATACCATCGTTAAATTTATCAACTGATTGTTGTAAGTCTTTTTCAAGTTTTTTTGCATCTTTTTTTGGTTTATCTTTTATACCAGTGATGCCTTTAAAAAGACCTTTTAAAAAGGATGAAATAATATCCTCTGAAAGAATATTTTTTGTATTCATATATGATTTTTTCTTTGACACAATACTCTCCTATTTAGATGTATCTATTCATATATAAATATCAAAGATGTGAAAAATTACTATTTAAATCTTGGATTCTTGACATTTGGTGTCCGCGCACGACTTTTTTGTTGAGATTTTTTTATTTCGTCAGCTTCTTTTTTCTTAACCTCATTTAATTCTTTGTAATAGAAAAGTCTTAAATATGTGGGCATATTATATATGTCGTTGTGAGTAAAACCTTGTCCAAAGTATATAAGTTGAAATATTTGTTTATGTATTTCTGCTTTACTTTCCGGCTTTAGGCCAAAAAAACCCAACCGTCATTGGTATATCTACCGTGACGGTTTCTCCTCCTATTTCTATTTCTTGAGATAATTCAATATCAGGAGAAACTTTTGTTAATTCTTCTCTTAAAAACATTGAATCTCTAGCTAAAATATTTAGAGCAGTTTGATTAATTACAGCCGGTGAGTTATCACCATCAACCTCTTTGATAATATATCTCAATCTTGTGGTTAATTCGGGTGATATACCAGTTCCGATTTTTTGTGAAGCTTTTATGTCTTTAGCAATAAGAACTTCTTCTTTTCCTGTTAAAACACTAAACTTTATTTTTTGTTTAGAAATAGGTAATTCACATTCAAATAAGTTCTCATCTATACTATCATCCAATTCTTTAAAAGGACAATCAGCTAAATTAAAAGTTTGTTCAGATTTACCACCAGTAGCAGGATTATCAATTTCACACACATATTCAGGACCGTATGCGAGTATTCTAGCTGCAACCATCACAGCATTTTTATCACCTATAATTAAATCTTGACATTTAACTCCTGATGTAACAATTAATGAATCCAATAATCTATCAATCACCACACCTTTTTTAATTAAATTAGCTGATGTGAGAATATCTTCCTCTTTAGCTGTCATATATTTAACTTCTACTTTACCCTCTCTTAAAGGGGAATCTTTCGGATACAATCTACCTTTACTTGGTAAATCAATTATTTCAGTTGGGAACTTCTGTTCTGCCATTTTATACCTCCAATGCTCGTCTAAACCATCCCATCCAAAACTTCTCTTGGTTTGGTTTGTCGATAACTATGTTTGCGAATCTTAAAACTCTGTATGCTCTTACTCTATCTAATGAGATGTTTTGTATAGCATTTAATGTAGCTGGTCCTAAACCACCATCTACTTCAATCTTGTTTCTGTTTTTAGAATTAGCAGCTTCTTGTAAAACCTTTACAGCACCTCTTCTACCAAAATTAACACACATATCAAAGTATATATGTCTTAATTGAGAAGGAAGTTCATCACACTTACCTCGTCTCCAATAGTCTGTGTGATATATTTTTTTAGCTTGTTCTTTGGTAAGATTTTTAATGTCCACAGATGGATACCATCTTTTAGCGATACCATATTTGGTTTCACCACCAGCATCATCTGGATCATTTACATAACCACCTTCGTGTTCTAAAACCACTTCAATTATTTCTTCAAATGTTGTTTTCATTTTAACATCTCCATATATAAATATATATAAAATAAAAAAACCCTCGATTTTTATTCAAGGGTTTTTTCCATTATAATTTATGTTGTTACTTTATTAGAATTTAAGAACAGCGTAATCATATCTTAATGTAAGAGTAATATCAACTGGTTCACTAGCAGTAAAGTCTAATTCACCAAAATTAGCAGTTGCAATATAAGCACCAACTAATTCCCATTCTTCAACTATATCACCTACAGGACCAACTAAGTTGAATGTGATATTTTTCTTATAAAAGTCAGAATATCCATCTCTACCAGTTACTGATTCGTGGTGTAATCTAACCCACTCAATTACTTGTTGTGCTCCTGATGGAACGATTGGGTCGTATAGTGTAATGTCAATTGTAGACCACTTTGATTTTCCTTTAACATATCTTGTTACATTCATATGGTCTAATGCTACTTCCTCAGACTCTAATGTTGGACGAGCCATTGTTTTAACTAAGTATGCATTTATTCCATCTATGTTCATTATAAACCTATTTTTCATTTTAGGTTCAAAATTAGTGAACATAATATCTTGTGGTTCTAATAATTCTCCTACAGCCATTTAATTTCTCCTAATATGTAAATTGTTACATTTAATTCTTCATATATAAATATCTAAATTTATAAAAAAAAGGGATTTATATTTAAATAAATCCCTTTTCTTTAGTTATTTTGACTAACTATTACTCTGGAAAAGCAGCACCTGTAGGTTGAACAACAAAGTCTAATACGATAAACTCAGCAGTTCTTGTTGGTTGTAAGAATAATTGTCCAACTAATTGATTTCTATCAATTGTATCTGGTGTATTATTCGTTCCGTCCATTATCACTCTAAATGCATTTAATCCACTTTGAGATTGTACTGTGTCTAAGAAAGGATTCACAATATTCAAGAATCTTTGTCTTGTAGCCGCTGTATTTTGTTCAAATACAAGGAATCTTGAAGAACTTGCGATAAACTTCTTAACTCTGATTAATAGTCGTCTTACATTGATTCTATCCAATGCTGATGATTTTTTCTGTAATGTTTTTTGTCCAAATACAGTCACCCCTTGTCCAGGGAATGTAGCAATTGGATTAACATTTGAATCATACAATGTATCTCTTTCACCTTGAGTCAGTTTTCTTTGAGCTTGTATTGCTGTTGTGATTCCACCACGATTCAATCCAGCAGGAGCGAACCACGGGTGAGCTACTTTATCATTGAATGCATAGATTCCACCTAATACAACTGATGGTGGCACCCATCTTTGAGTTCCAGCAACTTGTGAATCAGGTACTTTAACCCACGGGTAATACATAGCTGCAAAGTTTGAATCAACTTTATCAGCCTCTGTTACAGCATCGCCTGGATTTTTAGCATAAGCTACAGGATCGATAATTGTAAAACAATCACCTCTATCTTCACAAACATCAATAGCTTTATTTGTAATAGCACTATGTAGATTATGAACCAAACCAGGTAACAAGATTAGATTAACATCAAATTCATCTTGATTAGCAAGTAAGTCAAGAGCTTCAGAATATCCTGCTCCACCATCTAATGCTGTCGTATCAGTTGGTTTAAACCCTTGAGTTTGTTCTGCTATATTTTCATAGAAATTAACAGACTCAGTCTTAATAGTTCCATTTTGATTACCTAAAGCATCAAATCCATTAAATCCATCTAAACCACTAGCAAATCCACCATTTGATGAACCACTACCAGCTTGTGGTAATGATGCGGATAATACATCACTTCTAATAGTTCCATTTTCATCTAAATAATCTACTGTATTATTAATAGATTCAACAGTTATGAATCTTGATTTGTTTGGATATGAACCACTTAATTCAAGATATTTTGTAGTTCCATCGTCTCTAACAGTTTGTCTTTGGTCACCAATTGCTTTAGCAACATAATTTGGTGAGTTAGGGTCGAGATTTACACCAGTATATGACTCAAGAATTTGTTTTCTTTTGTGATTATCATTACCAGCTCTAACTGATACAGTAAATGTTCCTTTTGTATTATTTACATTACTGATTTCATATCTAATGTTGTGTTTTGAACCACTAACTAATATATTGTTTTTTCTAGCAGTTGTGTCAGCATTATTCATTATTGTTCCATCAGCAATTGTTTTTAGTTTGAATGATGTAGCATTTGTAGTAGAATTTGTTCCACCAGTCATATTAAATCCTAATGCAAGATTTGCAGTAGTAAAATCTGCTTTTATTGGAGTTACATAATTAGGTGTTGTTGCAATATTATCTGCACCTGAACCAGTAGTTACTGTTAGATTTCCTGCAGTTCCTGCACTTGAAGCAGATATTACCAATATAGCATTTTTAAATCCATCAGCTCCTCTAGTTCCTCTAGAAGCTGAAACTGCTAAATCACCAGCAATAGTAGCTGCATTAATACCTTCAACTAAATTAGCGATAGCTGATGCTGTATGGTGTCCTTCCACCTGTCCACTACCAAAATCAACAAATTTTTGTGTTGATGAATTGTCTAGTCCAGCAGATGATGATACAAATACAAATGAAACACTACCAATTCTAAACTCATCTTGTCCACCAGCTGATAAAGAACCAGTAGGGTTTGCAGTGAATCTATAAGATTGTGATGCAAATGTTGCTCCAGTTGTGTCTCCCACACTAGCTACATCTGCTTCAGCTGGTCCAAATGTTCCATCCATAACCCTAACTACTGTTAAAGTATCTGAATTTTTTAAATATTCTTCAGCTGCATGTGATGTCAAAAACTGAAATGAATTTGAACCACTTTTTACAACATCTCCAAATTTTGCTTGAAAATCTGAATATGATGTTACAACGGTTGGGATTCCTGCAGGACCTTTAAGGGTTGGTCCAACGAGAGCAGCTCCTATATCAGCGACAGCAGAAGGTAAGAAAGTCTGGTCTATTTCATTCGTAAATACACCGGGACTTATAATTTTTTCGGCCATTGAATTTCTCCTAAGTTAACTTTTTAATTTTTGAGGTAAACATACTATTTTGCGCATTAGTATTATTCATATATAAATATATGATTAAATTGTCAAACAATGATTTTTTTTCTATTATTCTGATTTATTTGGTGTAAATACACCTGTTTCGGGATTTAAAGAACCTTGTCCATATTTTTTTGTAATTCCATCAAGAAATTTCTTTTCATCATCTTGAATTTGTTTCAAAGACTCTTCTAATTGAATTTCTTGTTCATCTAATCTAATTTGACTCAGTTTTAATTGTCCGAATTGATTTTGAATATTTACATAAGTTTTTTGTATATCTTGAACATTTTTTAGTTCTTCTTCTGTGAATTTTACTTCTTCTGGCATTATAACCTCCATTTGTGAATTATTTACTATCTATATATAAGTATATATAAATTCTTAAAACAAGTAATTTATTTTCCTACTTGTTCGTCTGTTGCATCACCTTCCATACCAAAACTAACTTTTGACACTGTTGTGAATTTTTTCATATTGGATACTTTGTTTGTAATTACCGAATTTAAGTATTCTGGTAGTAAATAAGCTTTTGTGGTAACACTAAATGTAGATTTAATAAATCTTTCCCCATCTTGATTCATCTCTGAAGCATCTGAAATATTATCAATTGTGCACATAAATTTATTATCTGTCCCATCACCCCAATATGTATGTGATTGGTCTACAAAAGACTCCACTAATGGATTCATTTGTTCAATAAAGTTTGTCCATAATACAAATTCATATGTTACATCTGAATAGTTAGGCATTCCAGTTACAACATTTTCATATACAGGTTGAACTCCTCGTTGAACTGAAAATCTATCGTATTGATTATCTTTACTCCATCTTGAGTTTCTAACCACATCAACATATTTTCGTTGAATATCATGTGGAAAGGATTGTCCTGAAAAATCATTTCTTGAAACCTCTGTTCTTCTTAACATAATTAATGGTAAAATTAATGAATTGTTTTTATCTCTTAAAACACCTCGACTTCTAACAGCCTTCCATCTTTCTTCATTACCATAATAAACAGGTATTTTAAAAGTTTCATTAGCTTCTCTAACTCTTGGTTTCATCACATTCTTGACATGATTCAAAACTGCAGTATCAACATCTTTTAAAGTGATGGAATAATTATCTGCAAAATTATTACCAGGTATAATAGTTGTTTCTCTATTACCACGAATTGTAGTTCCTTTAGTAGATACCTCATTAGCTCTATTAACTAACTCTTTATTCACCACACCTTTGTTTGTAATCTTATTTACTGCCATTTCGTCTTCTCAGTTTTTTAAGTTTATCAAGTTTATTGTTTACTTTGCCTTTTACTTCTTCTGATTTAATACTACTCATATCAGCTTTACCAATTGCAATCTCTTTTTTAATATCTACTTCAATGGCTTTGACACCTGTTTGACTTGGTGTATCAAAGTTGTCCAATTTATTCATCAACTTACCCATCATTTGTTCCATTTGTAAATTACCATTTGGTTCAGGTGTATAGGTGTGTTTTCTTTCACCATATACATCTTCATCATCTTGAACATTACCACTAACCTCTTTTTTTGGTTGAGGTTTTTCTTGGTAATTAGGATTAGAAGTATCAAACTTCGTAATTTTTTTTCCTATGATTTGTTGAACAGCCATTATTAATATCCTTTAATTTCTTCCCAAGTTGGTAAAGCTACACCAGCGGGTGAATCTGTAGTTAATCTTCCATCATTACCAGTTCCTGATAAATCTTCAACCGTAGTTCCACTACCTTCATTCATTTTCCAATATCCTACAAGTCCACTTTTACCATTAGTTAAATGGTTATAATTAATTCCACCATTATATACTTCGTTGGCAAAAGTTCCAACTGAATCAATGCATGTATTGTAAATAGCCACTTCATCAAGAGCACATGCAAATCCACTACTATATCCTGAACCTTCAGTATTACGACCTCCAAAATATATTCCGTGAGTATAACTTTCAGTAGCTTCATCTTGATTGCCCCAAGAAGTGCTGTTGTTATTACTCATTCTTTCATCTGTATTTATCCACAATCTAAGTTTTCTTTCTCCAGCACCAAACTGAGTACCTGTATATGATATTACCCAATTATACCAGTTACCTACTTCCATTGGATTGTTAATTCCAGTAACATCATTACCACCAATACCTACCCCAATATTATTAACACCTGTACCTGAGAATCCAAAATGAAATCTTGCAACTGGACTACTAGCTCTCGTACCTAATATAACTGATTTTTGATTCATTTCTTCATCTGGTCTAACCCAAAATGAAATAGTAAATCCATTCCAAAGTGAATAAGTATCAGGATTAAAAGTAGTTGATACAAATGTTTTTGTAGCTCCACTTCTATCACCCGAAAATGATAATGCATAATTTTTAGCGGGTGCATCTCCACCTCTTCCTTTTCTGTATCTAAGTCTATCTATTAAAAGATTATTTTCTTGAAATACTTTTTTAGCTAAACTTTCATTTATTTGAAATAAATAATTACTCTCTGGTATTTCTAACCAACTCATCCAATCTAATTTTACATTACCTTGTTTCTGTTTTGATACCTCTACTAATGTAGGAATTAAGTTTGTGCTATCCACAATATCCATTTTTTTAATTTTATCTTCATATAATTTTTTTGTATTAAATGCAGTCTGATTTGTCAACCATTGTGAATTTAATTCTTGTTTCAAGTTTTCAATAATTTTGTCTTTTTCTGCCAACTCATCTTGGTATTGAGATTTAAAAGATTTTATATCTCCCACAGGTTTAGAAATAAACATTTCATTTAATTTTTGTTTATCTTTTTCTTTTTTATCTGTGGATTTACCACCACCAAATCTCTCTTTTAATAAATCTAAACTCACTATCTTGGCCTCTCTTCTATTTGTAATGATGATAATCTTGAACGATGTGCTGTCGCTACAATGTTGTGTTTAAAATTTGGATGTCCTGCAAATAATTGTGGTTCTGTTGTTCCATTGATTTCCCAATAATAATCATTCCAATCCACAATATCACCAATCTCAGGATAAAAATTCAATGAACCACTTGCTAAATTTTCTCTTTGGAAAAACATTTCAATATTAGAATTAACATCAGCACCAAACTCATCTTGTATTACTTCAGGTTCATTATAATTTATCAAACAATTAACTCTGAATCCTATATCATAATATTTAGCAGTTGATTCACCATATACATTGTCCTCTGTTCTTTCGACATTGACTTTGTAAATATCAACTGATTGTCCGACAATTTCGTCAATCAACTCTTCATTCATTTGATTAATTAAATCAAATTCTTTTTGTGGTATAAAAAATGGTTTTGTTTGTGACATTTAATTATCCTATGTATATTTTTAATGGAGCTTTATTCAATACCTCTTGTTGAGCATTTGCAACATCTTGTTCAGTAGTTGCTTGCTCCTTTTTACTAACAGCTTCAAAAAACTCTTTTAATTCTTCTAAAGCATTCGCCTTCTCTTCCCTACCTTCAGCTTTTAATGCTTCACCATCCATCGACACTTCACCATTTGGTAAAGGTAATGAAGCGTATTTACTTCTAATTATTCCTAATAATTCTTTAGCTAATGCTAATGTGTATTTTCTAATCCAATTTCTACCCATTGAATTTATTTCTGTATAGGTTAAAAATTTATATGGAATGTTTGATGGGTCGGATACTCTATTTAAAGTTTCATTTTGTGTAACATCTATCCTATCATTTCGTTTGTAATAATGAAAATGTATTTTATTACCAGCGTCAGCATCTTCAGGTCTTGGAAAAATTCTTATTTTGTTATTTATCAATTCAAATGAATATGCAGACTTTCTAACCAAATCATTTGTCTCAATCGCATTTGCTCTAGCCAAATCATATGATACTGGTCTTAAAATATATGATACCGCAGGTGATACATTACCAAATCCAAACGCATCTAACATCTCTATATTATCATAAGTTCCAGCAAATGGGTCATAGAATTTAGATATAGCAGCTGGTCCGTGATTAAATACTCGTTGAACTTCTAACTTATCAACACTCGAAACACTTGACTCTAAACTTGACTCAGTCGGTAAATCATAAACTTGTTTAGAACCAGTCAAAGTAATTGAACCTGTAAACATAGTAGCATTACCACCAACATTTGCAAATTGTCCATATTGTTCTGATAAAGTAAATGATAATCCACCAACTGATGTTTCTGCTTGATGTGAACCTGTTGAACTAAAATTTGAACCAGTAGAAGTGTTTCCATAATGTTCCCACATCCAATTCTTTGTATTGTAATGATTTATTTGTTGTGAGTATTCCGATACTGCCTCTTCAAAACAAGCATACATTGAACCACTATTAAATTCAAGTTGCATAACAGGATGTCCAAGTTTTCTAGCTACATATTTACAAACCGTTAAACTATCGGTTTGAAATTCCGAATCTGTATCATAGATTCCATGTGGTGTTGAACCAGTGACTTGATTAGGATCTGTTGGATCTTGATATAAAAAACTAAATTTTGACATTAATATTCTCCAAAATGGGTATTATTCTTCATATATAAATATCAAGAAAACAAAAAAGGGTGAGATATTTCCCACCCTTTTAAGTTGTTTAATAACATTGTTTGATTTATTCTATTCTTATAAATCTCCAAATGCTACTGCAGTATCTGTTGACATAGCATATCCACTAACATGATAATTAGTTGTGGTTGTCGCTACAAATTTAAGACAGAAACTTTCAGGATTAACGATAGTTAATTTATCATCGTCTGAACCTGGAAAAGCGATTGTGTATCCTCCAGCACCTGTTTCATCAGTATCAAATTGTAAAACACCACCTGTAAATGTTAAACCATCTGCAGCTGGAGCTACAAAAAGTATATCATCAGCATCAGCCGCTCTACCACTCCAAGCTATTTCATATGTTTCACCCACAAATGATGCTACTGGTAATACATATTCATCATTTGATGTAGCTACTGAAGGTATTAAATTCAATCTACCTGAATTTGCTGCTTTTGTTAATTCTACACTAGCTGCTGGTGTTAAAGTTACTGGAGGTATATTTATTCCACCACCTACTAAATCACCACCATCTATTAAAGAAATTGCACTATCTCTTTTTGTTAATTTATATTTTCCTGCTCTTTTTGCCATTTTTTATTCTCCTAATGTTGAGTCACTACTCTCAGGATTGTTAATTTTTTTATACTGATTATGTTTAGTGACTACTTTAACCAGTAAATTATAAAATATAATTCATATATAAATATCATTCTAAAAGAAAAACCCCCTAAAAAATAGGGGGCTTTTCAACTAAGGTTATAAAGATTTAACTTATACTAAGTTTAAGTCTTTACAATTAATTGTACCATAAAACTCAGGTCTAATCATTTTCTTAGCATATCGTGTCATCACACCTTTTCTTGGAGTGAAGTCACTTGGATCATATACTAATGGAGTCATAATTAGTGGCACATATGGTGAGTATACCGCACCAGTTTCTAAGAAATTACTTCCTCTGAAACCAACAAGTATTTTGTTCTCTTTCATATATGGGTTCTTGTAAACAGTAAATCTATTTTGTAGACTTCCTGCAACTTGAACACCAGCCGCAAATTGTGATTTATTTCCATCTGTAGATACTGAGTATCCTGGTATTGATTCTAAGATTGTTGCAACAGTCGGAGAAACAACTACGAAGTTAGCACCACCTCTAAGAGTTAATCTTTGGATTTCGTTAGAAACCTTTTGGATTTTACCCAATAGAGTTTGATACCATTCGTATCTTGTTCCATAGAATGTTGTAATGCTCCAACCAGATTCACCAGTTCCTACACCATCATAATCCTCACCAGGAGTTGCAGACCAGAAATCTTCTGTTACTGCATCTGAGATTAACATATCTAAGATTTCTAAATCAATTTCCATAGAAATGTATTCAGATAACATAGATGTTAATTCAGCTTCAGCGTCAACAGAATGATAAGCATTTAAGTCTTGAGCTAACTCAGGAGACCATACAGCTTTTAGTTTTCTTGTTTTCGCAACGATAGCTTGAGATTTAAGTTGTAAATCAACTTCAGGTATTGCTAATGTATCAGCAGTTGCATCACCTGTTGAATCTTCAAAGTCACCTCTGTCAGATTCTGTAGGTTGTTTTGTAAAGTTAATTGATGCAGATACAAAGTTAGTTGCACTACCAGCAGATGCTGCTGTATAAGTAACATCAGCAGAACAAGAAACAATAAATGAAATTGTTCCATCACCATTATCTTTAGAGAATTGTGGTAATAATTTTGCTTTTCCAGCAGTTAATTTTGTTCCCTCAGTAGCTGATTGTGTTAAGTTGAATGATCTAATTGCAAGAATATCAACACCTGATAAATCAGATTTTGTGAATGTTAATTTATCAAAAGCACCTAAAGAAGCACTAAACTCTTGGTTAAAGTTTATATCTTTATATGTAGCAGCTGCTCTTGTAAAAGCACCTGCAGCATTTGCAGCTGCAAACTTAATCAAGCCTGAATTAACTTGGTTGATAGAATAATCATATCTACCTTCACCATATAAACCACCAACACCATATGGAGCAGATGAGCCAACAGGTGAGTTAGGACCAGTTTTACCACCAATAGATGTTACACCGCCACCATCAACGCCGATACCATCAGCAGTACTACCAGCACCATATCCTGATGGAGCACCTTGACCTGTTTTACCATATTTAAAGTCTAAGTAAAATACTAGACCAGATGGTAGGTTCATTGGTTGAACACTTACAAAGTCTTGAGCTGCAATTTCACCAAAGATTCTACGAACCAAAGGTAAAGCAACACCAGACCATTCTTCAGTAGAACTTGCTGCAGCAGCACCACCTGCTTGTCCACTTGTTCCACTGTTCTCATTGATAAGTTGTTTTGCTTGGTTTTCAAGCATAACAGCCATACCACTTTTTTGAAAATCCTCATTTAAACCATCAAGAAGACCTGTTTTGTCCCATTTATTAACGAGAGCTTTAGCTTCATCTTGTTGTTTTTTATAAGGAGACGCGTCTAATAACGCATCATTTACATAGTTTGACATTTTTATTATCTCCTAATAATATTATTTAATTAAACCAGCGAGTTTTCTAAATCTGTCAGCAACTTGAACTTCTTCAGAAATCACTTTTCTTGACTCTTCAGATGGTTTAGTTGACGCGACAGCAGAACTAGCTGATTCACTAATTGATTTTTTTGTTACGATTGAACCATTGTCAGAGAACTGTTCTGCAAGTGTAGAATAAACAAGTTTAATCTCTCTTGTAGTTTGTGCTCTATCAAAAGTTTCAACCACTTTAAGTTTCTGATTATTATCTAAACTATATTGTTTGAACAATTTATTTGTAAACAATAATTTAGCATTCAAGATGTTAACTTCGTGAAGTTTGTCTTTCAAGAAATGAACTGCTTCTTTGTATTCTTTCAATTCAGCTTCTAAAGAAGATTCTTTCATACCAGTTTTACCTTTACCGATACCTGATGATACATCTGTATTGTCTTCTTTATTGTCACCTTTACCAATTCCAGATGATTTGTCAAGTTCTTCATCGACTTCGTCTTTGTCCTCGTCATCATCTTCTTCAGTAAGAGCAGCTTCATCTATTTCATACTCTTCTTCAACAGCTTCAGTAGATTCTTCAACTTCTTCACCTTCTTCAGCTTCATCATCTTCACCTTCAGATAATTCTGCTTCAAGCTCTTTAATCACAGCTTCTAAGTCAAGGTCTTCTTCAACTTCATCATCGTCATCTTCTTCAACATCATCTTCACCTTCTTCATGACGACCTTCTTCAGCTTCATCTTCATCATCCTCTTCTCTCATACCTTCTTCGTGTTCACCTTCTTCAGCTTCGTCATCGTCTTCACGCATACCTTCTTCGTGTTCACCTTCTTCAGCTTCATCTTCGTGTTCGCCCTCTTCAGTATGTTCGCCTTCTTCAGTTTCGTCTTCTTCTTCTTTCAACTTTGCAGAAAGCATAGATTTGATTTGAGGTGTGAATGCTTCTTCTAATGCCATCTTTGCATTTTCTAATGCAGTTTCTCTAACTGCTTTAGCGTCTGCGATAGCTTCTTTTAAAATATCTCCCATGATATTTTCTCCTCAATGTATTTTTTGGAATAAGTTTATTAGGAAACTTAATATTTGTTAAGTTATATTTAGACACCGTAAAAGGGTAGACGGTGTATTGGATTCTTATGTATATAAATATTAATAATTAATAAAAATCACAATAATTTTTTATGTTTTTTGATATTTAATCGTTTGAAATCTTCTGTCAATAAATTGTCATACCATTTGGTTTTTTTTAATTTATTACCAGCCTCACTCAAGTCTTTTCGTTTAGCTAAATTATACAATACACAAGGGGCTTTTTTTCTTGTATTCACACCACCAATGTTAAAATCCTCAAATGGTGAAAAGACCAATAACTTAATATGTTTCATATTGTGTTCTTTGATTTGTTCATTTAAGAACTTCTGATATGGTTTTCTTTTTGTTGTTTTCATATCATCACCAACATGTAAAATTAATCCAGTCTTGAAATCAGATTGTTCCCACTCTTGAATCATTTCAATCAATGATGTATCCATATCAGATGTATACACCATAAACTTTATATTACCAGTTTGTAAGTCACCAGCGATGAATGGACATATGGGCATATTATTAAATGTGGGATTTGGTGATTGTAAGAAATCCAAATATTCAAACAATTTATCGATTATTTCTTGGTGAGTATTAATAGTTGTTTTTCGCTTTTTCTTTTTCGATATTGTATTTATTTCGTAGTTTAGCGAGATTTCTTTTGTGTCTTTTAATTTCTGATGGTTTTACATAATATTCTTTTTCTCTTAAATCTATGAATAAATTACTAGCTTTTATTTTTTTCTTTAAAACTTTTAAAGCCCCATCTACATTGTTGTTAAAAACCGTTACTGATAACCCTACTGCATTGTCTTTAGGTTTTTTCCTAAAGTTCCTTCTTTTTTTCATATTAACCTCTTGGATTTAGTTTGTTTTTCATAAAAAATTCTACTGCTTTATTATATTTTGCTTTTGGAATACCACTCCATTCAAGTCCTTTACTACCTTTATCATTTAATGACCAATTTACAACTGATTCACCTGATGGATTGAATGGAAATTTTCCTTTATTCTTTTTTAAAAGTTTTTCTAATTTTGATTTATCTTTTTTATCAAAAAATATTGATTGAGACCTATAAGCTTCATTTACTTTTTCTTCTTTCATTTTTTTCAATTCTTTTTCTCTTATATCAATAATCTTTTGAAATGCTTTTTTCAAACCTGGTGATTTAGCTTTATTTCTTATTTCTTTCATTCCATTGTTTATGTGAGTAGCAACTAATTTTCTTGTTACTTTAGTTCCTTTTCTAACTTCACCTACTTTATAATCTTTCATTATTTTATTTCTAACTAAAGATAAAGCACCTTGTGCTGTTTTATCATTGTGTTTATCTAACATCTTTTCATAAGCACCACCTAAATTGATTTTTTCATCCATTTGTTCTTTGATGATTTCTCTAATGGTTTGTCTTAATTTTTGTTCAAATCTAAATCCACCTCTATCGTGTTCTTTAGCATTAACGATAGATAACATACCAACTTTTGATTTTGGAACTTTTAATTTAAGAATAGCTTTTTGTTTAGCATCATATAAACTCTTACCATCAATGGTATGTTTCTTTCTATTGTAGAAAGCATAAAATTTAGTTTCTGATAATTGTTCTGATTTAGATTTTATAAACTCATTAGCCAAATATCTTTCTCTTCCGTATTGAGCCTTTGTCCATTTCTTACTCATTGATTTAGGCATTTCACTCAATTCAACACCTTCGTTATTCACCATCCAAGCAACTCTACGAGCATCTGAATTATATACTTTCTTATAACGATTCTCTTCTAATTTTTTCATCCACATTCTAACTTCTTTTACCGTGTATCTTCTCATTTTGGATTCTTTAACTTTTTTCTTTGCTGCTTTTTCAGCTGCATCTAATTTAGCATTTTGAGCAGCTGCAAATTTGTCAGCTTTTTTCTTAGCGGACTTTGAAATCTTTTTCACATCTCTAACGGTAACGGTTTTACCATCAACTTTATGTTTACTACCAGGTTTCAGATTATGTTTCTTTCTATAAGCATCATATTGTGCTTTAGAACCGAATGTTTTTTCAGTTAAATCAACTATAGTATGTCTTATAAGTTCTTTAAGCTGACTCTTCGTTACTTTCACTATCTTCCTCCTCGATTAATTGTGCTTCACTTAAACAACCTCTTGCGACTGCTGTGTGAGCATCTTCCACTAATGTAAATTCTTTAACATCAATAGGAAATTCATCTTGATTAAATTGTTCCCCTACTACTTCCATAAAACCCTTTACTAAACTTGTTCCACCACCAAATACGATTGGTATGGAATCAGGAAAGTTTGGAACACTTTCAGCATTATTAAACTGATTTGTTAAGTTTGTTAATAAGTAATTCACCAATGCTCCGTAATAACTTCTGATAGCATTAATGATATTATACTCATCACTTCCCTCATTATAAATATCATTTATCGCACTTTTTGTTAAATCCAACTTACTTGAGTTTTCTTTAACACTTATCACTTTTGCCTTTGTAACACCACAATCACTTGCGACATTTTCATCAATCCAATCTCCACCTCTTGCTACAGAAAAGGAGAGTGCACTCATCCCTTGATACATCACACATACATTACACATTCCAGCACCCATAGATATTGCAATCCCAGTTAAATCATTATCCACAAGTCCTTCGTAAGCGAGAGCAACACTCTCCTCTATAACTTTGACATTGTATCCATATGTTTCAATAATCTGTTTCAATACATCTTCGTGATAAGAAACTTCTCTTGTTTGGTCGATTGGTTTAGCTGGTATGCAATAAACACATACTTCATCTTTTTTAGCTTTTCCAACCAACTCACCTATAATAGCATTCAATACAGGTAGTGCATCTTTTTCCTTCGGGTTCAATAACCCTTGAGACATTGGTCTCTTTAATTCTGTTGTGCTAAATATTTGAGCATAATTAAAAGCGTGTTGTCCAACGATGTGAACCTTACCTGCTTTTTCAACAAATGGAATGTTTTGTCTTTTTAACATTCGTTTAACTTGATTTGCATCTCCGTCAACGGTTAAGAATACATTTCTTTGTTTTTTCATACTTTTTTCTGTGGCTGTTATATAATAACTTGTTCCACAATCTAAGCCTTTAGCCATATTAACCTCTTAGTTTTTTTAGTTTATCTTTTTGGGTTTTCACTTTACCCTTAATTTTTTCGTCTAATTTGACACTTGATTCGTCTGATTTTGTGTCCATTATCACATTACTCTTTATATCTACTTCTATTGGCCCCATATTCTTTTTAACTTTTGTTTCCTCTATCGTTGAAGTTTTTATTACTTCTCCGATGTTTAAGTTGGGAGACTTGTGAAACTTAAAGTTTTTTGAAACCCATATGAATAAAATCCATAGTCCGAAAAGAGACTGCCATATGAATAGACTGATAAATATGAAATCTAACAATTCCACTATTTATTCCTAATCATATCTCCAAGTGAAGGTATACCAACTACACCACCTATATCTTTTAAACTCTTACTTTCTTTCTTAACTGCTTTAGTAACAGCTTGTCTTCTTTTATGTAAATACTCATCTGAATCATCCACATCACCATCATTGTCAATATCTTTATCTTCTCTATCTTTAAAGTCATCTTCAGGTTCTACTTTTGATGGGTCAACTTTATCTAATTTTTCTTCAACTTCAGAATCCTCATCATCGTGTCCATAAACATGAGCTTCATCAATATCATAGTAACGATTCAATACATGTCCGATGTCTTCATATAATGCAGTCATTCTTTGATTTAAAGCTTGTGCTTCTTTAGCAGTCTTTTGAAATTCAACCACACTACCTTTTAATGTTTTCATATTTTTATTAACTGAAATCTTATCAAACCAATCATCTTGTTCACCTAAGATGTGATGATGTGCAGATTCTGCAATTTCAGCAAGTTGTTTAGCTGTTTCAACAATGTTATTGTTATTGTAAAGTTGTTTACCCACAATACCAAAGTTTTTAACACCTTCAACTACTTTGTATTTATCTACTTGTGGTGAGTCTTCAAACACCTCTTGTAGTATGTTTTTTAATTTAGCCATTTTTGTCTCCCTATTCCCAAAATATTAGTTTAGCGATTACACCCAACACTAATGAGTAAATACCCCATAATGCATGAGTTACATTTTGTTTAAAACTTTTTAATTCTTCTATTTCTTGTATATTGATTTGTTTTCTCCAATAAGTATTTTTGTTTACTCTCACAATAATACCATCTTCAGGATCTAACAACACTTCTTTAATTTCTTTGACGGTAGTATGAATCTCTTCCAATTCACCATTCATTAACTTCGTCTCAACACAATCTAATTTTTTTAATATGTCTTTATTTGTCGCCATTATCTTTTCTTTCCTTTTTTACCACCAAAGTATTTTCTAAATCTATCAATGATTTTATCTTTGGTTAATACTTTATGTAAAAAATCTGTTTCATATGGATGAGCTCTTGTAATATCACCATATTGTAATCCTCTATAAATATCAAAAAAATCAATAACTCCAGCTTTTGCCTTTGACATCCAATCCTTTACCACTTTATATTGAACCTTTCTTAATTCTTTTGCATATTGTCTAATAGCACCATCAACAATTTTTTGAGCTTCTTTTGATGAATATGATTGTGGTGAATCCCACGATTCTTTTAAATCACTATTCAGTAAATAATCTCTTGATTTGTTTAAATAATTAGAAGCCAATGTGATTTTATCTGTCCACCACGCTGGTAAAGAACTTTCTTTATCCATTGATTCTAATTTTTGTAATAATTCTTGTGAATCTTCAATTGATAACTTTAACTTTCTAATAGCAGATGGAACATCAGTATGTCCGTCTTCATTGACTTTAAAAGGTTTTCTGTCTTTATCAGTATAAACCTTACCTAATTCAATATCTTTTAATAAGTCTTGAAGTTTCATACCTTTAACTTCTTCCCATACTTACCCATCATTATCAACAATTTATTTCTTTCACTATTTAATTTTTTCTTAACCATAATATCTTCTTTATAGAAATCAGCTATATTCTTTTTTATTACCTTTTCAGCTTTTGGCCATAATTTTATAGCTTTAGGGTCACCCACCATTACTGCTTGAATTAATGCAGCAACATCACCATTATGTACTGTTTTAGAATAATATTTTTCTTGAAGTTCACCTTCTTCTCTTGGAAATATCATTGGTAAACCATTTTTCAACAAATTTCTCATCTGTTGATATGATTCACTTGTTGAAGCTTCGTTTAATAATTTTTTTAATTTAATCATCATAGTCCCTAAGTTGGTAACTTTAACTTTACTCTTGACCAAAGTTTACCCAATACCATAATTAATTTTTTCTCACTCATTTTGTTCATTTTTTCTTTGTCTTTATCTTTGACGGCATTGTATAACTTCATTAATAGATTTGCTGATTGCATATCTACTGTTTGTCCTCCAACTTTTGCATGTTGTTTATCTTTTACAATTTTTGCAATTTTTGCCATACCACCTATTGGTTCTACTTCTTCTTTCATTTTTTTCTTAATCAAATGAGGACCTGCAGGTTCTTCACCTAATTCACCATTTTCACCATACCCACAAGTTCCTTCTGATACTTTACCTGCAGCTAATCCTTGTTTCATATACTTTTGAGTAGCTTTAAAAAATGTCATCATTTCAGTTCTGTCCAAGAACACAGGTTTTTTACCTGATTTTTGTAATGTGATTCCTTTAAATTCTATTTTAACCTTAACACCATTTGGTAATGTTACCATTTTGGCCTCATTCAGTTTTGCTTCGTGAGTTGTAAATGAACGACCAAGTACACTTCTTACAGCTTTAGCCAAAGCACTAACACTTTTTCTATCTAAACCAAGTTTACCCTTTTTACCCACAAGTTGTAATCTATCCCTACCAGCAAAACTAACATCTTTCATTTTTGATATTCTGACTGTGGTTTCATTGATTTTATTCAATTCTTCACGAACCATTTTCTTAATCAAATTTCTAACTCTTTGTTCTCGTTTCACTTTTTCTGGTTTCCCTTTGTGTTTCGTTGAAGCAAAATCATCAACATCTTTTTTCTTCATTGACTTAGCAACTTTTCCAGCTTCACCCTTTTTAGGTTTATCACCTTTTTGCATTGCTTTCACAACACCAAAAAACCTTTGTTGAGCTTTTGATTGAGCTGGCATTATAGTAATTTATTTACAATTTTATCGTAGTTCTTTTTAAAACTAACTATATTTTTTTTATAAGTATCAAGTAAATCAGATGCTTCATCATTTAAACCTTTTTTTCTTAATTTATCATAAAGGTTCAATATAGATTTACCATATAACTTATATGATTTATCAATAGTTTTTATATCTTTTTTATATTCGTAGGCTGGACCCTCATTGATATTAAACTCATCTTTGATAGATTCCAATACTTTGTTTTTATTAGGTTTTGATTTTTTGGTTTTTTTATCACCATATCCCATTAAAGATTTGTAATCCATTCTACTCTCCTCTGAATATATCGTTAATTATGTTTTCAATTTTACAATCGTGACAACACACACCATCTCTTGTCCCAACACCTTCATTCAATTTACCTTCATTTGTTGGTGATAAGAAAGCTCCGTGTGTAGATGGATTTGATACGAAATCAAAAGCAATTAGTTCAAAATCTGGTTGAACCTCTACTGAATCATCTTCATTCATTTCTTTTACTGAACCTAATCCTCTTGATGATATACCAAGTTTAATACCACTTTTAAATAATTCTTTTAAGATGTTACCAGCAGGTGTTCCCAATACTTCAACAGTTCCAACTAAATCATTGTCTTTCCAATGCATTTCCAATACATTATGAGATACATTGTTTAAATTTACAACAGAAGAATCTGGATGGTCAAGTTCACCTAATGCCCTTCTTTCTTTGATTTGAACAGATGAGTATTTCTCAGCTTCTCTCATCAAAGTTTCTTTTGGATAAACTCTTCCGTTTTGATTCTTTGCTTCTGCTCTTTGCAATACACCTTTAACAACCAATCTACCTCCATTGTTTTTCATTGATTCATTGATTTGTTGTGGTGTTATTTCAAATGGAATGTAATCTACAATTATCTCTTTCATTATCTTACCCTCACATATACGAATGTTACATCACCAACAGCATCGGTATCATCAATTCTTCTCCAAGCAACAGGACTAATATCTAATTTAATTCCACCAGCTGCATCTTCAACAACAGAACCAGTTACAAAATTACCAATTTGTCCTGCAACATTTCCACCAAAAGAAGATGTGGTTTCGTATAAAAAAGCATATTCTCCAGTTTTATTTATGTTTATATATGTTGGTCTTTTTGTTACAATCTCATTCGTAGGACAAGTAGCATTACTAAATTGACTACCTTTTATAGTAGATTCAACAATAGTCTGTTTACTTGAATCTGTAGGATTTACTCCATATGGTGTTTGTCTTGACATTTATTATCTCCTATTTCCAAGAGTTTCGTTTTAACCATATATCTCTTAATATATCGCCAACTACATCTCGAATTAATTTACTAATTTGTTTTAAATCTTTATCATCAAGAGCTTCACTAACTACTGAATAACCAGTGCTTTTTGTTAATCTCTTTTTCTTCTTTTTTTCATCTTCTTTACTACTAAAAGCAAAAGGAGTAGAATATCCATCAACACCAGCAGTGGTTGTTATTTCCTCCAAAGATTCTTCATCTAAGAGTTCCATAGTTAGTTTTTTTACTAACTCTTTAAATAACTTTCTGTTTTTTATTTCCACTTTTTTTCACTTCCTTTACAAGTTCTAAATATCTCATTGTCTGAATAACATATTCATCTTTAACAACTTCTGATTTATCATCAATTCCACAGAATTTGCCAATAGACTTTATGGCTTCTTGCATTTTGATTTTTACAACTTTATCTTTAAGATTTTTAGAATGTGTTTGTAAATCTTCTTTTAAACCTTTTACAATCTCTCTCAAAGTATCTTTTAATGAATTTGTATTTGATACATTATTAATATACTCTCTAAGTAAATTCTTTTGGTCTTTACTTAATTTTGTATATTTTTGATTAAATTTTTCTAAAAGAGTTTTATAAGTAAGGATTCGTAAATCCTCATCATCTGGAAGTGTTCTTACAGTCTCAGATAATTTAATACTTTTTTCATCTGTTGTCACATGTTCGACTATATTAAAAAAGGACTCAGTTTTTTGGTCTGGTGACAAAGATTTATCATATTCAAATAATGTAAAAATAGATGCGTAAGTTTTATAATTTGGAACTTTGGAAGACATAAATTTTTGAAGATTATAATTAGATTGAATCTCTTTAATTAAATTATACCTTTCTCTTCTTAGAACCGAATTGTTTAAATCATTTCTAGCTTTCATTACTTCATTTATAAAGTAATCAGCCTTTGTATCTGATTTAAATTTCTTTGTGATTAAAATATTATACAGAGCGAGTTCTTTACCCAACTCCGTGTTTTCGTTAAATTTCTCTTTAACGATTTTTACCGCATGTCCATTGTCTTTATTTAGCACATCAGATGTAATCTGCCTCAGCAAAAATTCAAACAATAAACCCGTGTTGCGGATTTTGTTGTGTTTAACTTTACGCATGTTTGAGTCCCCATTTTAATTGGTCACTATTTATGTAATTATTCATATATAAATATAATGTTTTTTGTAAATAAGTCAATTTTATTCTTCTTCATCTAAAATTATTTCCTCATTTAACATTGATTTATCCAAGTTTTTACCAAACTTATCTTGTAGTTGATTTAGTAATCCTTCTCTTGCAACAATCGTTCCACCTTTACCGACAGCCAATGGTGATTTACCCTTGAACTCTCGTTTTCCATATCTTTCTTTCTCGTGTTTTGTTGCATCTTTTAAGTCTTTTGCTGAGTATTCATTCCCAAATTCTTTCTTACCAGTTCCACTTCTTCTATCACCACCATGTTGTCCGACTTGTTCTTCAAACTCATCATCACCACTTGGTTCTTCACCACCACCTTCGGCTGGGTCTGTTCCCTCAGTTTCAATTTGTTCCATTCTAAATGCTTGTTTTCTATCTTCAATCACGCCATTGAATACATCCACTTTTTCTTGGTCGTTTAATTCAAAGATATTATCATATATCCATTGTCTTGAAAATAATTTGTTTTCAATCAAGTCATTAGCAATTTCTTTTTTCTGTGTTAATAATTCTAACTTTTCTTGTTGATGTATCATTGATGGATTTGTTAATTCTAATTCAAAATTAATCAATTCTGCATCATCAAACCCTTGTGTGTATAAATGAACGATAGCAATCTTTTCAAGTTCCGCACATACAATTTTTTGTAGTCTTTCGATAGTTCTAGCAAATCTAACATCTTCAGCAGCCAATGTAGCTTTTGAACCTACATTCTCATCGTATCCCAAAAATGCTTTTGGTATTTTCAATGCTGCCATCATTTTGTTTCTCAAGTATTCCACATCTTCAATCGCACCATCATTACCCAAACCTGGTAAAGTGTCAATTGATGTTCCACTATCTCCACCACGAACAGGTAAGTAATAGTCTTCTGTAATGGATTCCATATTGTATTTTAAATTATATTCACCATTTGCATTCATCACAGGTGTTTTTTTCATTTTACCAATGATTTGTTGCATAAAGTTATCCACTTCATTTGGTGGTATGTTTCCAATATCTACTTTGAATATTCTTTTCTCTGGTGCTCTCATCATTCTATGAATCAACATAGCATCTTCCATAAGAGTCAATTGTTTAAATACTCTTCTTGCACCCTCTAACATTGATTTACCATAAGGTAGATAATTAGTATCAGCAAGATTTCTAAAGTGAGCTACTTCATAATTTTCATGAACATCACTTGGTTTTGAACTTCTTCTTGTTTCTGAATATTGTTGTATTTCAAATTGGACTAATTTTGGATTACTTGGGTCATGTCCTTCTAATCTATTCACTTCATATACTGAAAGAGGTTTTACATTAACAACTCCATGTTTATCCAATATATCTAAATGTAAATAAAAGTCTCCATATTTAGTCATATTTCTTATATAACTCCATAGGTTAAATTCTATATTCATTATATCATAAAACAAATTGTGTAAAATTTTATGGACTTTTGGATTGTCTGTTTTAATTTTCAAAACTCTGTTTTCAATATTATCAACTGTGGATTCATCACAATAAATGTCCAAAGCAGATGATATGATTGGGTCAGCATCCATTAATTCATAATCTCTAAATAATTCTTTACGAGCCACATCATATGCATTTGCATTTTGTTTAGCTGCGTATGATGAAGCACCATATCCACTTGAATTAATTCTATTATATCTATCAATAAAGTTAGATGTTAGTGCAGTTTGAGAAAACTCTACATCTTTGACTTTTACTTGTCCGTCATTTGTTTTTCTAACTACGATTTGATTTTGGAATAATTTCCCTAATCTCGTTAATATATTTTCGTCTGCCATTTTTTACCTCTTATTTAATTAACCAAGTTAAATCTTCTTTTTCACCCATCCCATTATCCATTTCATATGGATTTTTTTGATTTCCAGTAGAACCTACTCCAAACCCTGCCGCATGTTCAGATTTGTTTCCATTTGACTTCAACATTGTATTCATAGTTGCCCATTGTTGGTCATTTTTGTCTTTCTGTAATCTTAGAGCCGTATCTCTAACCCAAAGGGCTATTGAATAAGACATAACTAAGTCGTCATTGTAACCTTGCATTGCTTCTGCTTTTGATTGTGAAACTCCACTCTTGTATATAAATACAAACAATTCATCAATTAATCTATTTGAATGAATCTTCACTAATTTTTCTCTTGTATATTCTTCCATTTTAGCTATTACTAATGGACGAGTTTTTGTGGTTGTTGAAAAACCTGGCACCATATTTCTATCTTGTGCTCTGTATTTGTTATTTATCTGATGTTCAACATCAACCACTTGTAAATCTTTTGATTGGTAAAATAAATTTTTATATCCTCTATCTATGATGGTTTGTATTGTAGCCCAACCAATGTTGTTGTTCTCAACTACTAATAAAGCATCATTGTATTTTGTTGCAACTTCAATTAAGAAGTTTCCATAATCCGTTGTACTCAATTGTCCTTTATATTCTGCAACTTGTTCCATATCCTCAACTTCAAACACTTGACAAGCTGAGAAATCCGTTCCATCACCACGAGCCACATCAGCAACCACGATATATTCTTTTGTGTAATCAGCCTGTCTAAATACCCAAAGTCCTCTATCCATTCCTAATTCTTCAATTGGTGATTCAATCATTTCATCTTTATACCATTGTAGAATCGCAGGGTCTACTACTGATTGTCCACTTGATAAAAAGTCCGTATCACATTCTTGTGCAGCTTGTGAAGGACCTAAAATTTTATCTTGTTCTTTTCTCCATTCTTCAGTTCTTTCAGGATGGTCTGTCCAATGTAATCTAATTGTATTGAATTGATTAGTGCCTTCCTCAGCACCCATCCATTGTTTATGAAACCAATTCCCTACACCATTAGGTGTTGATAAAGCAATACAACCACCACCAGTCGCTAATGTTTGTTGAGCAGCTGTCCATATAGTATCAATTCTATCAATAAATGCCGCCTCATCAATTATTAATAATGATAATGCTTCTGAACGACCGGCTGATTCATTTGAAGCGATTGCTTTAATTTGAGAACCATTTTTAAATCTTAATGATAATTTATTTATCTCTTCTGTCCCAGTCTTCAACCATTGAGGTAAATTCTCATACATTACTCTTACTTTTGTTACAAGATTTTTAGCAGTTTCTTTGCCTGTAGCAATTACTAATACGTTTTTATCATTGTGAAACAACATCAACCATAAAGAGTATCCAGCTGATAACGTGGATATACCTAATTGACGAGCTTTAAGAATTATATTATATCTATTGTCCTTGAACTCTGTCAAACATCTTTCTTGATAAGGATATAAGTCAAACTTAACCTTACCTTTGGTAGGATGTTGAATAGTACAATACTTTCTCATAAAATGTACAGGGTCAGATGCACACTTTAAATATTCTCTTTGTATCGCTTGTTTTAAATCACTCACTTTATTTGTCCTGCTAAAAATACTGAACCACTTGTGAATATAACTCCACCAAAGAACCAAAGATATTTATTCTCATACCATTTTGGTTTTATTGTTTTTATCATTTCATCTTTAATTTTAATTTGCTCTTCATAAAGTTGTGCTTGTTCATCACATTCATCTATATATTCATCACATTCTTCTAATTGACTTTCAAAATTCAAATAAGCACTCTCACATACTTCTCTTTTAAATTCAAGAGCTTTTATGTTATCATACATATTTTGAACTTCTTCCTCTGAAAAACAAGTTCCTTCACAAATGTCTTGCGTGAATGAAAAACTTAGTAATAATATCAATAGTAATTTAATAACCACTTCTACCTCCTCCTGAAGTTCTTCCACCACCCATACCACCAGTTGATGTTTGAGTTCTTCTTTGAGTTCTTTGAGTTGAAGTTCTTTGAGTCGTTGTTGTTCCTCTATTCATAGTTGTTTGAGTTCGTGTTGTTCTCGTTGGAGTTGTTGTTCCTCTATTTCTTGTTCTTCTTCCTCTTGTTTGACTTATACCATTTGTTCTACTTCTACTACCATTAGGAGGAACAGTAGTTACAACAACTGAACCATCAGGTGTCCCAACACCCTCCATTGTGTGTTCTGTCATTATAGTTCCATCTTGATGTTGATGTAATTTTGCCCCTATACTGACTAAATTACCATTTGGTAAATAATATCTTGGTGTTGTTGGAGCTGTAAACAATCTCGTAACTGGATTTTCATCACTAACAGCGGTTTCTTGTTGAATAGGTTCAATTATTGATTCCGAAGCTAACACCAACAATTGTCCTCCAATACTAAAACCATCATATCCTTCCATCGCACCGGTAGTTGTTGTAAAAAATTCACCCGATTGAGTTTTTAATACTGTCCCATTGTAAGGTTCACCAGTTGATTTTATAACATATTGTCCATTATGTCCTGGTTCGTGTGGCATTATTTTTTCTCCTTGCTAAAGTTTTTTAAGAAATCAGATGCTTCTTTTTTAGAAACTTTCTTTTTCTTATATTTTTTCTTTTTAATATCATTAAGAGCTTTTTTCTTATTTTCTAAACTCTTTTTAATTGCTTTCTGTGATTTCTTTTTATCCTTTAATATATCAGAAACTTTTTTAGATTGTTTTTTCAATCCTTTAACTTTCTCATCTTTTCTACCTGCACTTTTACCAGATAGAAATGCAAAAAGGATTCCACCACACAAAACAAAAAATCCTATAACATATTTTTTTATTTTACTAAACATATTATTTACCAAATGGTAGTTTTTCCCATACAGGTTTTAATACTACATCAAAAATAATATCATCTTTATCGGTTGGTGTTAGTTTTACGATTTTTTCTAATGTATAAAATCCTAACATTATCCATTCCCAATTTGCTAATATCCATTCCATTTTATTTCTCCTATGCTTTGTTTTTGTTTATTTGCATACTAACCTCACCATTTGCTAGAGCGTTAGCTACTGTTTCATCAAATGGATTTCGTTTTCTCTGTCTTGTTATATCTTCTACCCATTGTTCCATATCTTTTTCAATGGCTTCCATATTTCTCAAATCTTTTAATCTTCTATAAGCAAACCACCTTATTTTTGAATCAAATTCTAAATCCATTTCGTAATTCATTTGACAATGATAACATCTTCCATCAGCTTTAAATACATCTCTATCCCACGGCTTTGCCATTTTTGGACTACAATTTTTTCCACAATCTTTACATTGGTGATTAAACATACCAACAGCAGGCATACTACCACCTTTTTTTACTTGATACCCATCTTTCTGTTCCCATTCATACCCCTCAGAATCAGTCCAAGTATCACCAATTTTTCTTACCTCTTCAACATCTGAGTATCCAACCTGTGTTTTTCCACCATAAGTTCCATCTAACATAGATTGAACTTTTGCTAAATTTTTACTTTGTTTTCCCATAATACCTCTTAATCTTGTATATATAAATATCTAAAAATAAATTAAACCTGTGATTTGATTGATTGGAGCAAATGCACCTGTGAATTTATAAGTTTTTCCTTTATACTTAAACACCAATCCTTCACTTGGAACAATTGATTTAGTTCCACCAATAGCATTTAATTTATCTAATTGTTGTTTCAATACTTTTAATTTTTTTACATCACCACCACTTTTTACAACATTAATAGCTTTATCTAATCTTTTAACAACACCTTGAACTGATTTCTTTGGATTAGCTGATATGAATCCTTTTACATTTTTTAATATCTCAGCTCCCACTTCAAAGAACAATTCTTCAAATGGTTTCATATTTTTTTTCACTTGTTGTTTATGATTCGTTTTATCAAAATCTAATATCTCTTGTGTAATATTTTTTTTCTTTGGATTCGCTTCTATAAATCTTTTCATATCTTTTTTTATATCAGCGACTGAATATGATTTATCAAAGAAAGCCCATCTTTTAACTAATCCTTGAACAAGTTTCCCACTTAAATTTTTACTTCCAAATGTTTGGTATATTTTATGTTCCCACCACATTTGGTGATATAAACCCAACGTATCATTATCTTTTAAACCATATTCAGCTTTTAATTTATTTAATCTTCCTAAAAATTTATCTTTCATTTTACCAAAATCTTGATGTTTTGGAACATCTAAAAACACAGGTTTACCAATGGAATATTTCTTTTGTATGTTTTGATTTCTTTGTTGAATCATACCTGCAAGTATTCTACCACTACCCGGCACCTCACCTTTTACATTACCTTTATCATCATAAATCAATGCTCCGTGAAATATCAATTGTGTTACATCGTAATCAATTACATTCGCAGACGATGGATACATCACTTCTAAATTCATAAAGTTATATCCGTTGTTGAATATCTTATCTCTTTGTTTATCTGATAAAGACTTAATTGCTTTTTCTAAATCATTCATAGCAAATACAAAAGCATTTCTAATACTACCTCTACCTTTAAACTTACTTGCTATTCCTTTTTTATCCAATGCTGTTTTACCACCATTCTTAATATGTCCTTTGTTTCTAGCTGCAATAAGTTTTCCATCTTTGAAACTAACCATAATGTTCTGTCCATCTAATTTCTCTGTAACATTATCTTCACGATTTAATTGTCCACCTAATCCTAATTCAATGATTTTTTTCAAGTCACCGAATGTTAATTCTTTGTCGTCAAATGGATGAGCCATATGTCCATATGCTCCACCCTCTAATATCAAACCCTCTTTATACAATACTTTCAAATTACCTTTATCAATCTGTTTGTCGGTATGTAATTTATCCATTTCTTTTTTAGTAATGGTAATTGTTGGTTTTGTATCTTTTTTAAATCCTTTTTTAGGAACTGCATAATAAGCTTTTCTTAATCCAAACTTTTTACCAACAACTTCACCTTGTCCAGCGTATTTTTGCTCTAAATCTTTTTGAGCCTTTGCTTTATCATATCTGATTACAATACCTCTTCTCATTAATTTTTGTTTGAATTTTTTTGTTTTAGCAGATACTTCATTTAAAACATCTCCCCACCATTGTTTTGTAAATACATTTTCTTCAACTTCTTCTTTTTCTTGTTGTTTAATTGTATCCACAGTATCTTTAGCAATTTGTTTTCTGGTATCTTTATCTTGTTTTGTAAACTTCATTAATTCCATACCAACCTCTTCGGCTTTTGTCCTCATAGACCTAAACCATTTATCATATCCTTTTGTACCAGTTAAATTTTCTTGGTTGTTTGGTGTTTTTCCTGTCCCAATTCCAGCTGGTAAATAAGATACAGAATTATGAGGGCCAATTGGCCAACCATCTAATAACTCAGATTCATCTGGTGGTAAGTTATCTACATCACCTTGTAGAATATAATTAATTACAGTCCAACCAAGTTTTTCTGCTTCTTCATTACCTCTACCTTTATAATGGTCTGAGTTTTTAAACATTAAACTTGGACCTGAATCCACACCTTGAATACCACCAGCGTTTGTTGTATTTGAAACTTCAAATATTTTACCAATATCATTATGAATTAAAAACTCATCTATTTCTTTTGATTTAATAATTCTAAACTTTAAAGCTGGTCTTCCATTAATTATCAAATCACCTTTTTCATTAAAATCTATTGATTTAATAATTACTTTTTTGTTTTTAAATCTACCCATCATAATCGTATCACCAACTTTGATTGGTAAGTCTAAATCAAACAATAAATCTCTTTTCTTTTTATCAAATAATTTTGGATTTTTAGGTTTTGGTTTTGTATTATCCCAAGTAGTATGTATAACATCGTTTTCTCTTACAGGCTCATAACCTCTTTTTATTTTATCTTTTTTTCTTTTTTGAACACCTGCTTTAGAATCATTATTATCATCAAAGTCATATGTTTCAGGTTCCGCTTCCAACCCATCAATATGTGGACCACTGTGATAACGGTGATGTTTAAGAAATTGTTTAAATTTTTTCTTTTCTGTTGGACTATTCATTTTCATTTTTTTATATTTATCTGTAACTTTTGTTGGTAATCCTTCATTTATTTCAAATAGTTTTTTAAATTTATTTGACATCATAGTGAAAACACCTTTGTCATAATATCCAAACATCTTCTTGAACAACTTCACTCTTTGTTTATCATCAAACTTATCTGAACCAAGTAATTCTCTCATTGTAGTTCCACTAACTTCTTTTCCACCAACTGATATTGAAACATGTGGAGCAACTAAATAATACCCATTCTCACCATACCCTTTTAAATTCTTTTTGTTTTTTAAATAATCTTGAAAGTATTTTCCACCACCACCTAATCTACCTGCATCTTTAGCACCAAATACATAAACAAATGCTGTTGTGTTTTTATCGTATTTCTTTTCTAAGTTCTTTGCAACATAAGGTGATTTTTCTTCAATGATGTATTTTGATTTAACACCCATTTTAGTCATATGTCTGACTTTTTCTTTAAAATTCATTGGATGTCTTGGAGGTTTTTTTATATTGGATGTTGTGATGTATGCTTCATCAACTTTGGATTGTAACCATTTATATGTTTTATAATGATGAGGCCCGAATGGTTGAAATCTACCACCATATATACCAATGACTTTTTTTATACCATTGGCTTCTAAAATTGGTTTAATTATTTCTTCTACAAGTTTGTTCAAAATATACCTCTTAGTAATTTACGAATTATTTTTTAAATAACCAAGCTTTTTCTTTACATAACATTCTTATTAAACCAAGCTTTTAATTTAGTACTTAACTCATATGAATCATCATCATTTAGTTTTCTTGATTCTTTTCTTAATAAACCAATGATTTTAGTAAAAGCTTTATCTGCTTTGCCCTCTGTAATGTTTTCTTCTTTTAAATATTTACGAGTTCCTTTAAAAAAATTTAACATTTCATCTCTATTTAAAAATACAGGTTTAGTTCCACCCATAAATGTTATACCTTTAAACTCTACTTTAACTTTAACACCATTTGGTAATTTAACTACTTTGGCCTCATTTAGTTTTTCTTCTGTTGTAAATGAATACCCCATACCAACTTCTTTTGAAGTTCTAACAATTTTAGCTAAAGTTTTTACACTTTTTTTATCAAGTGTTACTTTACCTTTTTTACCAATAATTTGAACAAATCTACCTGGTTCAAAATTAGCATCTTTCATTGTTGAAAGTCTAATGGTTTTTTCGTTTAATAATTCTTTTAATTTTACCATGTTCTACATGCCCAATATCTAGCTTTATATTTAGGACCTGGATTATCACAATTGTGTCTAGCTCTAAATGATTTTCTAGCTGCAGGATTTGACTTTCTGATTCTCATCGTTCCACCTTTAGCATCACCACCTTGTCCAAAATGAACAACCACAACATTACCCTTATCATTCTTTACATAAACCTTAAACTTTTTCCTATCACCTTGCATGATTTTATTAAGTTTAACTTTTCTACCTTTGTATTCAGCCTCTTGTAGATTCTCACCATAAAATTCAAATGTGTACCCATATCCTTTACCATTTTCTTCATAGTAAATTTCCTTAACACAATTAGGCACCATTTTGTCACCTTTTTTCTTCATACCAACTTGTTTATATCCAACCCAACAAGTTCCTCTTTTTTCTGTGATTTTCATTATTTACCCTTTTTCCAACCACCACCTGCTTTTTTATACATCTTAGCAGCCCAAGCATTTGCATAAGCTGATGGATATACATCAAATTTTTTCTTTGCTTGTGATTTATAATAACTCCACTTTGATGCATCTGTTGGAACATTTTTTTCTACAAGATAATTAAAGTATTCTTCTTCAATCATTTCTTTTAATTTAGACTTTGTAAGTTTCATTACATTCTCCGATTTTTTCTTTTTTCCTGCACAATGTGCTTTTTGGCTGAATCCTTTTGGATTACTACAATCTATTGACTTTTTATATTTTTGACTCCAACCTTCATTTTTCTTTTTAGTAATCTTTTTCATCTTATTTATATAAGCTCTATAAACACCAGCTTGAGATGTTTTACCCATCTCTTTTGC